GCGACTCCCCACGAGGACACCCCGAATGCCTGACATGGAACCCACGGAAAAGCTGAAGGCGATGTTCGAGGCGGTGGCTGACGACTTCCTGAAGTTCGAGCGTATCGAGCAGCCCGCCTCGCCACGCCGCGACCTGTGTGGATTTCTGCTCCTCGCCTCGCTCGTGCCGGGCAGTGAGCCGATGATCTCCGCATCGGCGCACGACGAGTATTTCCTGAGCATCGACGTGGAGCAGTTGGCGGCAGTCGCCACCGAGGCCGACGTACTGACGCTCACGCGCTGCGGTATCCGCTACGACGCGTCCAACGATTGCCTCGCGGTGTATTCGTGAGCGCGCACCCGATGCAGCCGGTTGAGATGCACGACGGCGTGGCGCGCTTCAAGGCGAACCGCATCGTTGCCCTGTTGCTCGACACCGGCAAGCTGAATCTCAACGATCTGGCGCGAATGGAGTTCTCCGACGAGGACCGGATGCAACTCGCGCAACTGATCGGCTACTCGGTGAGTGGCTACGGCGAGCTGTCGTATGTCAGCGACGCGAGCTACGCCAAGGCGCAGCGACAGGCGCGCAAACTGACGGTGTCCACGTGAGCGATCCCCTGTCCCGCGCCCCCCTCGGGGCGGACAAACTGGCCCATCTCCGGCAGCTCGCCGAGAACGAGCAGCGAGCACGCCGGGCGGTTGAGGCACATCCGCTCGATACGAACCTCGTGGCGGCGCATGTGCTCGCGCAGAATCTCCTCGAGGTGGAGTTCGACGACGCTAGCGTGTTGCTCGCCGTGCTCGACGAGGTGGAGGCGCTGCGGGCAGACACTGCTGCACTCCGCGCGAAGGTGCAGGAATGCGAGGCGCGAATCTTCGTGGCTGTTGAGATGCGCGATTCAGAGCGTGCATCGGTTCGAGCCGTCGAGGCGGACGAGTTTGCCGCTGGACACTACGAAGTGTCTCGGCGGTTGCGTGACGCGCTTGCTTCCCGCTCCGCCTCGTCGGGAGAAAGCCAGCCGTGAGCTTATCTAAGAGCACTGACACCATCAGGGGTAGACCATGAACGGTCAACAGCAAGAACCGAAGCCCTCTCCGGATGCATTGGTGTTCGAGAACGCACTCTTGCTCGCGGTAGAGGCTCACCTGCGCGCGCGCGACAAGCAGGGATTGCCCGTCATTCTGCATGTGCTCCGCGTCGTCGCGGCGGTGGAGTCACTTGCCGCCAAGGCGGTTGCTGCGCTGCACGACGTCGTGGAGGATACGAGCGTCACCATCGGCTTGCTCTGCGGCGCGGGATTCCCGGGTGAGATCATCGACGCGGTGGAGGCGATCACGCGACGGAAGGAGGAGTCGTATGCGAACTATATCCTCCGGCTCTCTGCGAACCCGCTCGCGTGTGAAGTGAAGGTCGCTGACCTGTGCGACAATCTCGCGCGTGGCGCGGACTTCCCGTCACTCTGCGACCGCTACCGAGCGGCGCTCGCCACGCTTGGCGTCCAGTCGTCGGTGGTCCTTGCCGTTGATCGTTCTTGGTCCACCCCTGCTGCTGCGCTTACACCGCCAGTGGCGCCCCCTCAGACGCCAGAGCGCCAGCCATGAGCGACACCCCAACGACGCCATCGTGCCCGGACTGTGGAACTACGGCGTGGCGCCCCGACGATACGTCCTCCATCTGGTTCTGCCAGAACGAGGATTGCGAGACATCTACATTCCAGCCCGTTGCGACGCCTCTCGGAGCGGGAGACGCCCCGGAGCCTGTGACGTCAGACCTCCAGCCAGGACAGTCATTCACGAACGACGACGCTGCGCGCTTTGCTCGCAAGGTGGCTGCTCTCGGAGCGGGAGACGAAACGACGACCGCCACGCCCCTGACCGCAGCAGCAAAGCTGGCCGAAATCGAAGAGGCGTGCGCGGCGTACTATGGGACCTCGTACACGGAATACTTCGCTGACATTCGTGCCGAACACGCCGCTGCGCTGTCCGCCTCTCAGTCCGAGCGCGAGCGGCCAGCACCGACGACGCCAGTCACGGACGTCGAGCGGCAGCGGGTGCGGCGCGACTACGCGCAAGCCATCAAGAAGGCGAACGCCGCCACGCACTACCCCGTCTATCTCACCGAGGAGGACGTGCTGACGTGCCGAGACTGCGGACAGGACGAAGCGAAATTCGGCGACTGGCCATGTCGCAGCCTCATTGCGGAGGCCGAGGGCGGCGCGTGTCAGCAACGCATCGCACAACTGGAGGCGGACCTGCAGCGCGAGCGTGAGGCGTTGGCGGACATCGCGGAGGACTTCGTGAGCGTGGACCTCGCCCACGACGATCCCCTGCGAGCGGTGACCATCATGGGCCAGATGATCCGCGAAGGACGCGATATCGCCGCCGAGCGCGAGCGGGAGAGCGCACGACTGCGAGAGAACTGGGAGGTCACTATCACGGAGCTCGCCTCTCTCCGGAATCGGATGGAGAGTCGCGTGCGTGAACTGCTCGACGAGATGCGGGTGGTGCGTGATGACGCGGCGCGACGTGGCGAGGCGGTCACGCGCACCGAAGTGATTGACTACCGCGCCGACATGCCCACGGCGGGCCGCGCCTTCAGCGCCTACAACGTCACCGTGGAGCAGTCGTATCAGGACGACGGGCTCACCCTGAAGCTGTTTGTCAATGATCGCGCCGCCCTCTCGTCCACCCAGGAGCGCCAATGAGTACCAAACCAGTTCGCCGCGCGGTGCGCCGCATTCGGCAATCACCGATGAACGAGCGCGTGTGGAACGTCGAGATGGAGTGTGGGCACGATCAATACATCACTCGCGCTCGTCGCCCCACCTGCACCACGCTCGTCTGCAACGACTGTACGTACCCGAGTAACCGGGCGTCCACCGAGGAGCGCGACACCAATGGCTGACACGCCCTCGGAGTTTCGTCGCACGGGATGGATGGTTTGCTCAGAAGCCGGTATCCCAGCCAGCGTCATGTTCACCACGGAAGCGGAAGCGGAGGAACGCCAGCGAGTCTACCCGCCCTTTGGCTACCACGTCCGGCCCGTCGAGGTCTGCACGCGGGTACTCGGCGCTCCGCCTGAGCCGTGGTGCTTTCGCGCGAGCACGCCGTTCGCCGCCCCCGCCACCGAGGAGCGCTGAGCCGATGCCCGACACGAGCAAGACGGGCCGCGCGCCCGACCCACGCACTCCCACGAAGGGGCACGTCTACGCGCATCGGAACAATCAGGCGATTCGCGTGGTGGTGGTCCAGGTGATCGCCGGGGGGCTGGTTGGCTCCGTCGTCTATCGGCGTGTCGATGGCGGCAGACTCACTCGGCTCAACGTGTCACGCTTCGACTCTCTCTACGTGCACGAAAGCACCGCCCCATCCCCCGAGGCGCTCCCCCATGGATAAGCCGACACCGCCCAGCGCCATGCGCAAATTGCTGCTTGTCAACTACGCCGATGCGCGCGATTCCGCCAAGCGCGGTGGCTCCCCCGACGTTGCGGAGTTCGGCGAACGGCTGGACTACTACGTCGCGTCCACCGTCGCGGCTCTCGCCGACCGTCTCGCCGCCGCTGAGCAGACGGCCCGCTACGAAACCGACGTTGCGCAGCAGGCGCTGGCCACCGTCGCGGCGCTCACCGAGGAGCGGAACCGGCTTCGAGAGGCCGTCGTCGAGAGCGTCGAGGTGGCGGACGCCGATCGGCGGTGGCTCGCTGGGAGTGGCGACTGCTCCCGCGCGGCGCGTCAGGCGATTGATGTCCGCCGCCTGTACGCTCTCCGCGGACTTCGCAACGCTCTGCGCCCGGCGGAGGCCCCGACGGATGGCCGCTGACCCGAAGGAGCCGCCGACGAACTGGATGGCGCTGGCACTCGCTGTGTTTCCGAACAGCCGCCCGTTGACTCGTGCGGAGCGAGCCGAGTTCGAGGCGGTCGTCTACCGCGAGACGACGCCGCTGGAGTTTGTGGACGATGCGCGCCCCCCTGCTCCGAGGGACCCGTGAGCCCTGCGCCGACGTGCGCCCGTCCAGCGTGCGGGAAGCCAGAGGGCCAGCACGTCCTCGGATACGCGGGCCAACGCTACTGCTACGACACGGCCGCGTACTGGGAGCTGCTCAAGCGTGGCGCCCCCGTGCGGCACACGGACACGTACCTGCCTCCCACGTGGTGCCCATGAGCCAGCCTGACCCGCTCTTTCTCGCGCTCGTCAAACGCGCCAAGCTACCCGAGCCTGTCGCGGAGTACCGCTTCGATCCGACGCGCCGCTGGCGAGCCGACTACGCCTGGCCTGAGCACAAGCTGGCGCTCGAGGTCGAAGGGGGTGTGTGGACCAATGGCCGTCATACCAGAGGCGCCGGATTCCTGAACGACATGAGCAAGTACAACCGCCTCGCTTGTCTCGGATGGCGCTTGCTCCGTTGCACCCCGGCTGGCCTGCACGACTTGTGGACGATCACGCAACTGACCGAAGCGCTCGAACGCGCGGCTTGACCTCCCCGCAGTAACCGCCCCGCCCCATCCCTCCAGAGGAACACCCCGATGACCGCACCACGATGAGCGACGAACAGCCCACAAAGCCGGACGCGCTGACGATCACTATCACGATCGACAGCGCGTTGCTCGACGGTATCCCCATGACCGACGCACAGATCGACCGCTTCGTGCGTGAGGAGGCGACCCCGTCCCTCGAGGTGCTGATCGCCCTCTGCCAGCAATACGCGAGCGGTGAGCTGGTGACGATGCCGGACGGCACCACGATCCAGCGGACCGCGCCATGATGGACAGCGCGCCCGATCCGCGCGGCGAGTACGTGCCGTGCCCGACATGCGGGAAAATCTTCAACTTCATGTGCCCTGATGTCTGGCACCTGCCCCCGACCTACCACAACTCCACGACATGTGAGTGTGGTTCATGCCGCATCAAACGCTCGCAGATGAGCGCTCCCCTGCGGAGCGGCTCATGATCTACACCATCGCCCTCCTCGACGCAGAGACTGGCCGGCTGCTCCACGCCCGTCGCGTTGGGTTACGGTGACCCCACTCTCTCCCAGAGAGCTCGAGGTCGCCCGGCTCGTCGCTGACGGGTTGGGCGACAAGGAAGTCGCACGTATCCTCCTCATCTCGACGCGCACCGTGCAGGATTACCTTGATCGGATCAGCCGGAAGATCGGGGCGTGCGATGATCTCCGGCTCAAGCGGCGGAACGTCATTGCACGATGGATCGACACCAACGACAGGGAGGTCGCATGACGGAGATCGTGCCGGCGCTGACGCCGGAAGAGTGGACAGAAGCGCGTAAGGTGCTGGAGGGCGGGACGTCCCTTGACGTGACCGCGTGGTTGTCGTTCGGACCAGACGCAAACCTGACGCGCCGCCAGCAGCATGCCACCGCCTCCCTCTGCCTCTACGGCCAGCCCTATGGCTTCACGCAGGAGGACGTAGAGTTGGTGCTGTACGGCGATGACGGGCCGGAGGACATGGCCGCGCGTCGCATACTCGCCGCGAAGCTCGCCGCCCTTCTCCCTCCACCGTAAAACAGTCTCTGCCCGTACTATTGCGGGCGCGACCTCTTGACAAACTGAACGCATATTCGGGCCTATAATGCCCGAACTCTCATTGGATGAATGCCCCGACTGCTCCGGCAGGTCGGGGCTTTGTCGTTCCTGCCAACGCCGCATCCTCCCGCAGCTCGCCGTCAATCTCGGCTGGCTCCGGCTGATGGGTGAGGCGCTGATCGAACAGACGACCCGCCAGAACCGCCGCCTCGACTCGTCCCACCGTGCCGCGCTCGCGAAGGTGGAGCGACGGAAGGCCCGGAAGGCGCGCCGGCTCAACACGATCACCTCAGTCGTCCGCGCCGCCGCGTGAGTCCCGCGAAGCGCTCGACTGTCGCGACAGCGAAGAAGAAAGGTGCCGCGAAACGCGGGAAAACACCGGCTGCTCGTGACACGAAGGCGCCAGCGAAGATTGGCCGACCGACCGCGTACCGACCGGAATACGTCGGGCAAGTGACGAAGCTCGCCGCGCTGTGCGTCAGTGGGATCACCGACGCCGCGCTGGCTGCGTTCTTTGGCGTGACGGAGACGACCGTCAACAACTGGAAGCTCGCGCACCCTGCGTTTCTTGAGTCCCTAAAAGGGGCGAAGGACGATCTGGACGCCAAGGTGGAGCGCAGCCTGTTTGAGCGGGCCACCGGCTACGAGCACGCCGCGGTGAAGATCCTCACCGTTGCGCGGGGCGATAACCAGGGCTCAGACGTCGAAGAGGTCGCGTACATCGAGCGGTATCCGCCTGACACCACCGCGGCGATTTTCTGGCTCAAGAACCGCCAGCCGGACCGGTGGCGCGACAAGAGCGAAGTGGCGCACGGGCTCAGCTCACACCTCGCGCTGATGATGAGCGCCGCCGAGGAGCGACTTGCCCAGCGCGACGCTTGATCCGGCCGAGGTCGCGCTGATCGACCGCATGGCGTCCTTCCGGCATGACCCGCTCGGGCACGTCCTCTACGTCTACCCATGGGGCGTGAAAGGCACGGCGCTCGAGCACAAGACCGGGCCGAGGAAGTGGCAGGCGCGAAAGCTCAAACGCATCGGCGAGAAGCTGCGCGCCGGACGGAAGAGCGCCAATCAGGTCATCCAAGAAGCGACCGTCTCAGGCCACGGCGTCGGCAAGTCCGCGCTGGTGGCGTTCCTCGTGAAGTGGGGACTGGACACGCTGCTCGATACGAAGTGCGTCGTCACGGCCAACACTGAGAAGCAGTTGCAGACGAAGACGTGGCCGGAAATCGCCAAGTGGCATTACCTGTCGCTGACGAAGCATTGGTTCACGTTCACTGCCACCTCGCTCTACTCGGTGGACCCGGAGCATGAGAAGACGTGGCGGGCCGACGCGATCCCGTGGAGCGAGAACAACACGGAAGCGTTCGCTGGCCTCCACAACATCGGCCGGCGCATCATCGCGATCTTCGATGAAGCGTCCAAGATCGCGGACAAGGTGTGGGAAGTCACCGAAGGCGCGCTCACTGATCTCAAGACCGAGATCATCTGGGCCGTGTTCGGCAACGGCACGCGGGCGACTGGCCGGTTCCGAGAGTGCTACCGGAAGTTCCGCCATCGCTGGGACGGCGAGCATATCGACTCGCGCGACGTCGAGGACACGAACAAGGAACTACTCGCGCAGTGGGTGGCGGACTACGGGGAAGAGTCTGACTTCGTGAAAGTGCGCGTGCTCGGCCAGTTCCCGAATGCGTCCATCAAGTCGCTGATCTCCGAGGCGGACGTGGATCCGGCCTATGGACGACACCTCCGCGACGAGCAGTACAACTGGGCGCCGATCATCCTCTCGTGTGATCCGGCATGGGAAGGCGACGACATGCTCGTCATCGGACTCCGGCAAGGGCTGATGTTCAAGATCCTCGTCGAGATGCCGAAGAACGACAACGACGTGTGGGTCGCGAACAAGCTGGCCCGGCTCGAGGACGAGCACCACGCGGACGCGGTGTTCATTGATGCGGGCTACGGCACCGGCATCAAGAGCGCGGGTGATGTGATGGGCCGGACGTGGACGCTCGTCTGGTTCGGGGAGAAGGCCGACGATCCCGGCTACGTGAACAAGCGATCTGAGATGTGGGGCGCGGGCATCAAGCCGTGGCTCAAGGCGGGAGGCGCGATCGAGAAACGGCCGCAACTCCGTGAAGATCTGCTGGGCCCGGAGACCGTCGCGCGTCTGGATGGCAAGATCCTCCTCGAGTCGAAGGACTCGATGAAGAAGCGCGGCATTCCCTCGCCGAACTATGGGGATGCGCTTGGGCTGACCTTCGCCCATCCCGTCATGAAGCGTGACAGTCAGCTCGTCGGCGCTGGTGGGCGGGGCATGGTGTCCGATTACGACCACCGGTTGAGCGCGTGAGACTCGGCCGCGTGCTCTGCTGGGTGTTCGGCCACAAGGCCGCCTGGCGCGTTCCCCTCCTCCGCGAGTACGGCGAGTGCTCCCGCTGCCGACAGACGGTGAAGCTGTGATCGTCCGCCCCGCCACGACCGACGACATCCCGTGGCTGCTCGCCGAACTCGCCGCGTTCGATCGGTTCTTCGGCTCATCCCGTTCGCTCTTCCCGTCGATCGAGTACGCGGAAGGCGTGCTGACCGGCGTGATGACGGATCATCTCTTCCTCGTGGCCGAGTCGCCGCATGGTCCGGCTGGGTTCATCGCCGGAACGATCACACCGCACGGGCTCAACCCCGCCATCGTCGTCCTGGCCGAGTTGTTCTGGTGGGTCGCGCCGGAGCATCGGGGCTCACGGGCAGCGTTGCTCCTCCTCAACGCCTACGTGGCTGCGGGGAAGGCACGCGCGCACTGGATCACGATGACGATCGAAGCGGAGAGCCCGATCGGTCCGCATATGCTCTATCGCCGCGGGTTCCGGTTCAAAGAAGCGAGCTACTTGCTCGAGGTCGGCGTCTGATGGCCGCGAGTCTCGGCGGCATCCTCGGCATGTTCAACCCGCCTGCACCCGCCGCCGCACCACTGCCCACCGCCCCGAGCCTCTCCGCCGATGACGCGCAGGCCAACGCCAACGCCCGGATCGCCGCCGACCGCCAGCGGTCCCGCGCCCTCGGCACGACCTCGCGCCGCGACACGCTCTTGACCGGCCCCTCGGGGATCACCACCCCCGCGCCCGTCGTGCGGAAAACCCTGCTCGGCCAATGAGTAGCGAGCGCATCCCCGCGCAGCCGGGCCTCCTGCCGCGCAAAACGCCGCAGACGAAGCGCCAGTTCCTCCAACTCCTCGGCGCGCAGCACAAGAACGCCCGCACCTCGTTCGAGGCGCATTGGCGTGAGTTGGGCGAGTTCTTCCGCCCCCGCCGGACCCGCTTCACGACCTCTGACCGCAACCGCGGCGACAAGCGCAGTCAGAAGATCATCGACTCGACCGCGGTATATGCCGCGCGCACGCTCGCATCCGGCATGATGAGCGGCATCACGAGCCCCGCCCGCGCGTGGTTCAAGATGGCCTTGTCGGACACGGCGTTGATGGAGCTCGACACGGTGAAGCAGTGGGCGGAAGAGGTCCGCGAGAGGATGGCCGCGGTCATGCTCCGCTCGAACTTCTACTCCACGCTCCCGACGTTTTACTCGGACCTTGGCGTGTTTGGCACGACCTGCCAACTGGTCGAAGAGGACGACGTAGACGTGATCCGCTGCACGCACTTCGCCATTGGCGAATACTGGCTTGGGCTGAACAGCAAGCAGCAAGTGCGCTCGTTCATGCGCGAGTTCCAGATGAGCACGCGGCAGATCGTCGAGCGGTTCGGGCAGCGCATCGGCGACTCGTACAGCGTCGAGAACCTCTCGATTGCCGTGCAGAACGCCTGGACGACGGGCGCGCTCGAGACGATGCACGATGTCGCCTTCCACATCTACGAGAACCACGAGCACGACCCGTCGAAGCTGCACAGCAAGTACAAGCAATTCGGCGCCTGCTACTACGAGATGGGCGGCGAGAACACCAAGCTGCTCGAAGAGTCCGGGTTCGACGAGTGCCCCGTCATGGCGATTCGATGGGAAGTGACGACGGGCGACGTGTACGCAACGGACTGCCCCGGCATGACCGCGCTGGCGGACAACAAGGAGCTCCAGTTCTCGCGGAAGATGGGCGCGCAGGCCATCGAGAAGGCGGTCAAGCCGCCGATGATCGCGCCCGCGACCATGAAGAACGCCGCCCTGACCCAGATCCCGGGTGGCGTCTCCTATGTCGATGAGACGAGCGACAAGAAGTTCCGCCCGGCCATCGATACGTCCGGCTTCCGGCTCGACTGGCTCGCCGCCTGGATCGCGGACCTCAAGCAGTCGATCGACAAGGCGTTCTTCGTCGACATGTTCCTCTTGATCTCGAACATCGAGAAGTCGAACACGACCGCGACCGAGATCCTCGAAAAGAAGGAAGAGAAGCTCCTGACGCTCGGCCCCGTGCTGACGCAGGTGGATGTCGGCTTCCTCGATCCGTTCTTCGCCCGCCTGTTCGGCATCATGACGCGGAAAGGCCTGTTGCCCGATCCGCCGCCCGAGCTGCACGGCAAGGTGTTCCACGTCGAGTACGAATCGATCATGGCGCAGGCGCAGCGTGCCCAAGGCCGCTCCGGCGTCGAAGCGCTGGCCGTGTTCGCGCTCAACCTCGCCAAGATCGATCAGGCGTCGCTCGACAAGATCGACACCGACGAGATGATCGACACCTACTCCACGATGGCCGGGACACCACCAGCGATCATCCGCTCAGACGAGAAGGTGCAGTCGATGCGGAAGGCGCGCGCCGATGCAGCGCAGCAGCAGCAAGCCGCGCAGCAGGCCGAGCAGATGGCCGGCGCCGCGCACAAGCTCGCCGGGGCCGACACGGGCGGGAAGAACGCGCTGACCGACCTCCTCTCGAGCGCGCAGGCGGGCAACGGCCTCGGCGCCGACTCGCCGCAGGGTGGGCTATGAGCGACGCGCTGGTCGACAATGCGTCTGATCCCACGCAGGTCAGGAACGCGCGCCAGACGGAGAAGCTGCGCCAGCGGCAGGCAGCGGCCGACCTCAAATCGTTGGTCGAGAATCCCGCCTTCATGCGCTATGCCGCGCGGTTGCTCGAGTTCACGGGCTTCATGCGTTCCGAGTACCGGGCCAATCCGAACGAGATGGCCTTTCACGCCGGGCAGCGCAACGTCGGTCTCCGAGTGTTCTCGGAGATCAGCGAAGCGCATCCGGCCGCCATCGCTGCCATGATGCAGCCCACGAAGGAGAGGAAGTAGATGCCCGAAGAGATTGGGACACCGCCGCCCGTCGATCCCGTTGTGCCGCCGGTTGATCCGGCCACTCCGCCCACCGATCCGGTCGTCCCTCCCGTCACACCACCGGAGCCCGCAAAGCCGATCGAGTACGCACTGACGCTCCCCAAGGACTCCACGCTGGACGCTGCCTTTCTCGAGAGGACCGTCGCCATTGCGCGCGAACGGGGACTCTCACCCGAGCAAGCGCAGGCCACCGTCGACCTTGTCAATCAGGAAGCCGTGTCGCAACGCGCCGCGCTCCTGACCGCCTACCAGCCGGGTGGCGCTGAGTGGACGAAGCAGGTCGACGCATGGCGGGCCGAAACGCTCGCCGACGTCACGCTGGGCAAGACGCCGGAGGAACGCACCGCGAGCCTCGCGATGGGCAAGTCGGTGCTGGATCGCTACACCGTCGCGAACCCCGCCGAAGCGGAAGGCATGAAAGCCTTCCTCGACAACTCAGGGCTCGGCGATCATCCGGCCACGATGCGGTTCTTCAAGTGGCTCGGCGAGGCGGCGGGAGAGAAGCCCGTCGTCATCGGCGGCGACGGCGGCCCATCACAGGCCGACAAGCTGAAGCAGATGTACCCGAGCATGACCACGTAGGACCACCAACCTGACCGAAACCAAGGGCGCCTCCATCCGGGGCGCCTTTGTCGTTTCCGCCACCTGAGGACGCGCCATGACCACCCTTGCTACCTCGAGCCCCACGCTGCTCGATCTCGCGAAGACGCTGAACCCCGACGGCACGTCCGCGAATGTCGTCGAGATTCTGACGCAGTACAACGAAGTGCTGGAGGATGCCGTCGCCGTCGAAGCGAACAGCGTCACCGGCCACCGCACGACCACCCGCACCGGCATTCCCCTGCCGACGTGGACCAAGCTCTATCAGGGTGTGACGCCCACGAAGAGCACGACCGCCCAGGTGACGGATTCCTTCGGTACGCTCGCGAACTACTCGCGCGTCGCGAAGGACCTCGTCGACCTTGCGCCCTCCGGCACGGCGTTCCGGCTCTCCGAGGACAAGCCCGTCCTCGAGGGCATGGCGCAGGAGATGGCGCAGACGCTCTTCTACGGGTCGGAAAAGACCGCGCCGGAAGAGTTCACCGGCCTGTCGCCGCGCTACAACTCGCTCACGGCCGAGAATGGTGTCGACAACATCATCAACGGCGCCGGATCCGGCTCGGACAACACGTCGATCTGGCTGATCTGCTGGGGTGAGCAGACGATGCACACGATTTTCCCGAAGGGATCGAAGGCGGGCATCGTGCAGGAGGATCGCGGCCAGCAGACGATGCAGAACTCCCTCGGCACCACCGATGGCGCGCTGTGGGAGGCCTACGTCACGCACTATCAGTGGAAGATGGGCTTCTCGCTGCGTGACTGGAGGTACGCGGTCCGCATCGCGAACATCGACGTGTCGGACCTCACCACGCTCGCGAACACGAAGCTCCTCGTGCAGTGGATGACGCAGGCGACCGAGCGCATCCCGTCGTTCAACAACGGACGGGCCGCGTTCTACCTGAACCGGAACATCCGCGAGAAGCTGCGTCTCGGCATCCTCGAGAAGATCACCACGCAGCTCACTTGGGAGACCGTCTCCGGAAAGCGCGTGATGTCCTTCGACGGCATCCCGGTCCGCCGCGTCGACCAGCTCGTGAACAACGAAGCCGTCGTTTCGTAAGCGGCGCACTCCATCCACCCAGAGGACACACCCATGCAGATTTCTGCTCTCGATGAGTTCGCGGATGCGACCGCGCTCTCCACGGCCGCCACGGGCCGCGCGCTCGTCGGCAACGTCATCAACCTCGGCCTCCCGCCGCAGGGCACGGTCGGCCGGGACATCGGCAACGGCAAGACGGTCTACCTCGTCATCTCCGTCGACACGGCGGTGACGTCGGCCGGCGCGGCCACCGTCTCGTTCGAGCTCTCGTCGGACGCACAGGCCGCCATCGCCGTCGATGCGTCCGAGACGATCCACATCGCCACCGATGCGATTCCGAAGGCGACACTGGTCGCTGGCTATCAGCGCGCCTTCGCACTGCCGCCCGAGCTGCCCGCCTATGAGCAGTTCTTGGGCATCGTGCAGAACGTCGGCACGGCGGCGCTCACGGCCGGCAAGATCAACGCCTTCCTGACGCTCGACCCGGCTATCGCGAAGTCCTACACGGACGGCATCTAAGCGATGGCCGCCAAGGAGAAGGACGCGTCGCCCGCCGACGCGAAGGCCGAGACGCAGCCCATCCCCGTCCGCGCCACGGACGTCGGGTTCTACGGCGGCGGACGAAAGCGCCGCGGTGACCTGTTCACGATCGCCAGCGAGCAGGAGCTGGGGAAGTGGATGGAGCGCCGCGACACGCCGGAAGCGCAGGCGCTCGACGAGCTCGAGGCAGCCCGCACGAAGGACGCCGCCAAGTTCGCGCGGTAGACACACCACACACCGGGAACGCGCGCCGCTTGGACAGGGCGCGCGTTGCCATTTCCTAACCGACTATGGCCGATGCCGTCACGACCCGCATTCTCGTCGATACGCCCACGCAGACGATTGTGCACCTGACCTGTATCTCGGATGGCACCGGAGAGACGGCTGTCATCAAGGCGGACAAATCCACGCTCGTCTTCTGTCCTGGCATCATCACCGCAGGGGTGCGTGCGGCGCCGGCTGAAGCGGCCAGTCTCGACGTGGAGGCGGTGCGCTGGAACGTCCAGGGCTTCACCAGCGTGCGGTTTTTGTGGGACCACACGACGGATGACGTCGCACTCGCGCTCTCGGGCGGTGGGTACGACGACTTCGTTGGCCCGGGCGGCGAGCGCGGGCGGTCGATCATTCCAACACTGTCGGACCCACGCTCGGCCGGCGGCGCGGGCGACATCCTGCTGACCAGCGTCGGGGCCGTCTCAGGCGCGACCTACGATCTCACCCTCTGGCTCCGCAAGAGCGCGGCGTAGTCGATGACCTGGGCCAAGTACAACCTGTTCACGCAGGACCACACACGTGTGGTCGGCGCGAATCAGACGTCGTTCCCGATGCCGGTCTGGGGCACGCAAACGACCATGAAGTCCGTCGCCAACGGCGGCGTGATGGTCAACGGCTCGAACGACATTGGCTTCTACTCTGATGCCGGGTTCACCACGCTGCTCCCGTTCGAGCGGGTCATCCACGACCTGACGACGGGCACGTACCTGTACATCGTCAACACGCCGCTCTCGTTCACCGCCGATACGCCGCTCTACATGCCGCACGGGAGCGCGGCGCAGACGACGGACCTGTCCAACCGAACGGGCACCTACGACGCGAACTACCTCGAAGTCCACAACTGGGGCGACGGAACGACCCTCTCGCTCCTCGACTCGACCTCGAACGGCGCGACGATCACGAACCCCGCCGCGGCGGTCGCTGGCGCTGGCTTGGTGGGTGGCGCGGTCGTCCTCAACGGCACGACGCAATACCTGACGCGTTCCACCCCGGTCACGGGCCGCCCGTTCACGATCGAGACGCTGTTCAAGCCGGCGGCCCTCGCGGGGGTCATCTCGGGCATCGGTCAAGCGGCGGCCGCTGGGCAGCTCGAGGGCGAAATGTCGATCTCGGGCACCGCCTTGCGGGCCAACCCGAACACCGGGGCGGCAGCGGCGGCGAACAGCACGGGGGCGGTGACGAACGCCGCATGGAACCACGGCGTCGTCGTCTTCAACACGAGCACCGACCGCACGGTCTACCTGAACGGCGCGGCGGGTGTGCAGAGCGTGGTGTCGTCCACGGATGTCGTCGCGGATGAGTTGTCAATTGGCGCGCGGCATACGAATGGCACGACGAACAACTTCTTCTCCGGCTCCGTCGGCATCTGGCGCTTCTCGAACATCGCGCGCTCGGCGAACTGGAACCGCACGATCTCGAACAGCTTCGGCATCGGCGGCGCGTTCTACACGGACAGCGGCGCCCTCACGCCAAGCGGTGGGGCCTCCCTCACGACGCAACCCACCACGACCGTCAGTGGTGCCGCCATCAGCCCATCGGTCGTGTGGGATGGCTCGGCGGTTGACCCGACGTTTGCCGGGGTGGTCACGGCCTCGGTGGCGAGTGGCGCGGGCGTGCTCTCAGGCACGCTGACCGCCGTGGCGGTCAGCGGCGTCGCGACGTTCCCGAATCTGCGCGTCACGATCGCGACCTCGGATGCGGCGCATACGCTCTCGTTCGCGGCCTCAGGCTTCACGGCGGTCGTCTCGTCCAGCTTCACGGTGACAAACCCCGTGCAGGCGCGCTGGCAGGCGTTCGCCACGAACAACGGCGGGTCCGCGCACTGGCTCGGCATCAAGGACTGGCGCGTCAACGCGACCGACGACGGCTCTGGCCTCTGCTCGGCGTGGGATGACGTGCGGGGGGCCGGGGCTGGGAAGCTCGCGACCCTCTCACAGGGCACGCAGGCCAATCGGCCGGCGATCTCCGCTGGGCTCGTGTTCACCGCCGCGAGCTCGACGCACCTCCTGTCCGCGCTGGATACGCTGCTCGGCATGGCGCAGGACGCGGCCCTCTCGATCATCGCGATTGCGAAGAGTGGCAACGGCTCGGCCTTCCCCGTCATCATCTCGCAGGACCCGACCGACCAGACCTCACTCCCGTACTTCGGCATAGCGACGCAGGGCGCGAATTGGGGGATGCAGGCGAATCCGGGCCCGAGCTCCACGACCAACCAGCTCGTGCTCGACGGCGGCGTCCCGTTCGACAGCACGCTCCGGGTGGTGCTCGCGACGAAAGATTTTCACTACACGGCCACCCCTGCGTTGAACGGGCCGGGCGACTACGAGTACCGGCTGCAAGTCGGCGGACGGATGGGCCGGAAGCAGATGTCACTCCCGGTCGCAAATGCCACGGCCAGCGGCATGAAGCTGTGCGTGGGCCGGTTCGGGGCGACGTATGCGAACCTGACGCTCCTCGCCCTGGCGGTCACCGACCTGACGATCACCGCCTCGGTGAAGGCGGCCGTCGAAGCATTCGCGACGAGTGAGTTCGGCGCGGCAATGGACCGGTCGAAGCTCGGGACGATCATCTTCGACGACGACTCCAAGAACCGCGGCCATAACAGCTCGCACCCGAAGGGCTTCACGGCGGGCCAGGATGGCTCGACCGCGTGGCCCTATCTGGTCGCCGCGGCATCGAGTGGCCTGGGGGCGTGGGCCTCGCGTGGGGTCGATACGGACATCTGGGCGATGGACTGCGCGAGCAACGGGCGCACGCTCACCGATTGCGTCGCCAACGCGCCCCGCATCGACGTGGAGCTCGACGCAGGGCGCACGGGCCGGAACATCCTCGTCACGTCGCCGCTGAACGGCTCCGTCGTGCTGGAGTCGGCCTACTCGGGTGTCGGGGGGGATGTCGCGCTACAGGCGGCCTTCACGTCCTACATCGCGGCCCGCGTCGCGGCGGGGTGGAAGGTCATCGTCTACACCTGCACGGACCTCCTTCAGTTCTACACGCCGAACGGTACCGGCACGCTCAATCAATCGGGCATCAACGCCGTCGCGATGAACGTCTGGCTCCGGAGCACGGGCCAGTTCCTCCCCGGCGTGCTGGGGTTGATCGACTTCGATACGCTGGGCGGCTCGCCGTTCACGATCAACCGCGCCGTCTCGCACGCGAATCAGGATCCGACGTACTACATCGTCGCCAACTCGCACCCGACCGATCTGGGGCAGGTCACGTTGGCGGGATTGGCCCGCCCGCTGTTCGATACGAATAGCTGGTTGAACGGACTGGCCGGGGGCGGCTCGCTGATGTTCGACACCTCTTACACACAGCGCCAGATGAAACGCCACCGGCGCCACGCATGAGCCTCGCTCCGGTCGATCTCTGTAACATGGCGTTGGCCCACCTCGGCGTGTCCACGTCGATTGCCTCGCTTGAGGAGCGGAGCGCGGAGGCGCGGGCCTGCAACCGCTTCTACCCGCAGATCCGCGACGAAGTGTTGCGCGACTTCGCGTGGCCGTTCGCGGGCGTGATTGCGACGCTGTCGCTCGTCGCCGTCAACCCGACGACGGAGTGGGGCTACAGCTACGAGGCCCCGGTCGATGTGCTCGCGGTGCGGCGCATCCCGAACGGCGTCTCTCGCGTGGACACAGCGACGACGCGGGTGCGGTTCCGAATGCTCGGCGCCCTGCTCTACACCGACCAGCCCGACGCCGAGGTCGAGTACACCGCGCAGATCACCGACTCGACGCTGTTCCCGCCCGATTTCTGCCAAGCCCTGTCGCTCAAGCTGGCGGCGATGATCGCCCCCACGGTGACGAGCGAGAACGCCACCGCGAAGGCCGACAGGATGCTGGCGCTGTATCTCCGGCAGATGGCGCTCGCGGAGATGAACGCGGCGAACGAGGCTGGCCCCGACGACGCGCCGGAATCCGGGTTCATCCAGGCGCGCGCGTGAGCAACGTCCCACAACGCAGCTTCACCGGCGGTGAAGTCTCTCCGGTGTCCTACGCCCGCACGGACCTCGCCAAGTACGCGACCAGCGTCCGCACGCTGCGGAATTTCCTCGTCTCGCCGTTGGGCGGGGCGTCGAACCGCCCCGGCACGGAGCTGGTGGGATTGCCGGGTGGGCGCGCGTGGTTGCTGCCCTTCGTGTTCAACGCAGGGCAAGCCTACGCGCTCGAGTTCACGGGCCACCGGCTCCGGTTCATTCGGGGTGGCGCTTACGTCGGCGCGCCGTACTCGATCACGACGCCGTATGCGACGGCGGACCTCGCCGCGATCCAGTATAGCCAGTCGGCCGACGTCGTCACGCTCGTGCATCCGAGCTACCCGCCGATGGAGCTGAAGCGGTTGGCAGACGCGCAGTGGACGCTCACGGTGATCGCCTTCGGGCCGACGATTGCCACGCCGGAGACGTTGACCATCTCGCCCGCATCCGGAACGATCAGCGGAGGCGCGCGCCGCTGGGTCGTCACCGCGCTTTCCGCCTCTGGTGAGGAGAGCCTGCCAAGCAACGAGGTTGGCATCACGCTCGCTGAGCTTCGGCCCCCAGCCAACACTCTCGGGTGGAATGCTGTGCCGAAAGCCATCGGCTACAACGTCTACGTCGCTTACGTATCGGGTGGGTTCGGCCTCGTCGGCACGACCGACGTCCCGAGCTTTCAGGATGCCGGGCTGACGCCAGACTTCTTCAACCAGCCCCCCGTCGCGCGCCCGCTTTTCGTATCGGCGGGCGACTATCCTGCCGCAGTCGGCATGCACCAGCAGCGCACCGTGTTCGCCGGATCGCGGAACAACCCCGAGCGATTCTGGACCTCGCGCACGGCCGACCTCCACAACTTCAACATCTCGTTCCCGACGCAGGACGATGATGCGGTCACGGCGACGCTGGCCTCCTCCACGGTCAATGCGATCCGCCACGTGGTGAGCGGCAAAGGGCTGGCGCTGCTCACCAGTGGCAGCGAGTTCCTCATCAACGGCGACCAGCAGTCGATCTTGCGGCCCACGGATGTCAATGCCGCGCCGATCTCGGAGCATGGGTCGAGTGCCCTCCGTCCCCTCAAGATCGGCGGACGCGTGCTCTTCGTGCAGGACGCGCAGTCGCTCGTCCGCGAGCTTGTGGAGGACACCCAAGGTGACGACAGCGGCGATCTCACGCTTTTCGCCGGGCACCTCTTCCCCGCCACTTCGTCCCTCGTCGCGTGGGCCTACCAGAAGCGGCCCTCCTCGGTCGTCTGGTGCGTGCGGAGTGACGGAACGCTGCTCTCCCTGACGACGCTCGCGAGCCAGCAGGTGCTCGCCTGGGCGCGGCACGACACGGACGGCCTCGTGGAGAGCGTCTGTGTGATCCCCGAAGGGAACGAGGACCGGCTGTATCTCGTCGTCAACCGGAACGGCGTGCGGTGCGTCGAGCGGATGGCCTCGCGAGCGTTCGCGGATGTGCAGGACGCAGTGTTCGTCGACTCCGCGCTGAGCTACGACGGTCGGAACACGAGTGCGGCGACCATGACGCTCTCTGGCGGCACGACGTGGGAGTTCGACGAGCTGCTGACCATCACGGGCAGCGCGGGGGCATTCACCCCCACCGAGATCGGCAACGAGACCGTCTTCACCGGGGCGCTCGATGGCCTGCCCATTCGGGTCTCGCTGGAGCAGTACGTCAACGCGTCCACCATGCGCGGCCATGCAGCGCGCCTCGTGCCCGCGGACCTACGGAACGTCGCCACGTCCGCGTGGAGCCGAGCGGTCGATGTGGTGACGGGCCTCCGGCACCTGGAAGGAAAAGCGCTCGCGGTCACGGCAGACGGCGCCGTGGTGGCGAGCCCGAACAACGCGGCCAATCCGGTGCGGTGCGTCGTCACTGATGGGGCGATCACCCTCGACCGGCCGTACAGCTACCTCCGCGCCGGACTGCCGTACCTGTGCGATCTGGAGACGCTCGACATCGACACCGCGTCGGGGCCGTCGATCAAGGACGGAAAGATCCTCGTGAACGGGCTGACGCTCGTCGTGCATGACAGCATGGGTCCATTCGCCGGGCAGGCGTTCCCCACGGGGGGCGATCCGCTCGAGGGGATGGACGAAGTGAAGATGCGCGACGAGGCCGACGACTACGGGCCGATTGCGCTCGTCTCCGGCCAGTTCGATATGACGATGGCGGCGCGCTGGACGAAGACGGGGCGCGTCGCGATCCGGCATGTCGAGCCCGTGCCCCTCACCATCCTCGCGGTCTTGCCGCGAGGCTCGATCTCCTCCGGGGGCTGACCGATGGCCGCACTCACCGCCGCATTGCTCGGGGCCTCCGCGCTCGCCTCGTATGCGAGCCAGAAGAAGCAGGGCGAAGCGACCGCCTCCGCCCTCGATGTCAATGCGAGCCTCGCCGACCAGCAGGCCAACGATGCCATCGCCAGAGGCAAGGACGCCGCCGGCCAGTCGGCGCAGAATACGCGCGGGTTCCTCGGGACGCAGCGGGCCGCGCTCGGTGCCTCCGGCGTGGAAGTGGACTCGGGCTCCGCGGCGACCCTCCAGAGTGACACCGCGCAGCTCGGGGAGCTCGACCGGATGATGATCGAGCACAACGCGGCCCGTGACGCCTACGGCATCCGCACGCAGGCCGCGATCGACCGGAACCAGGGCGATCAGGTCCGCACGGCGAGCCGCAACAACGCGCGCGGGACGCTCCTGACGGCAGGTGTGCAGCTCGGCGGGATGTACGACGCGAGCCGCCAGCGCGCGAAGATGGTCGCCTAGTGCCGACGATCCCGACGTATACCCGGCAGGTCGGCGAAGCGCCACTGCCGGGCGTTCGCGTGCCGACGAGCGCCCCAGCCGGGACGTTCGACTCCCCGCTCGCGCAGGCGCTTCCGGCCGCCACGCAGGCGAGTGCGGCGCACGACAAAGCCTCGCTCGACTTCGACGAGATGGCGAGCAACAGCGCGGAACGGAAGCTCCGCGACTCGACGCTCGAGAGCCTGAACCATCCCGAGACGGGCGCGCTCAATATGCTCGGCGTGAATGCGCTGCACGCGCAGCCGGCGGCCGAGGACGCCTTCACGAAAGCGTCGTCCGACATCGAAGGCACGCTGACGAGCGACTACCAGAAGCAACTCTTCGCGGCGAAGAAAGCCGCGATTCACACGCAGATGGTGCAGCAGGTCGTCGCGCACACCTCGGCACAGCTCAAACATTCGGACATCGAGACGACGAAGAGCTTCCTGCAGGACGGATTGAACTATGTTCACGCCGATCCGGCGAAGGCCGACGCGGCGATCGCGGACGCCATGCAACGGATCGTCCCCTTCGCACAGCGGCAGGGTTGGAGCCCCGAGACGCTGAAGGCGAATGTCGGGGCGCATATCTCGGACATCGTGACCGCCGCCATCGACTCGCTGAGCCACCGAGGCACGCCAGAAGCAGCCGATCAGGCCGCGGCGATACTCGCCGCACACCGAAAGGACTTGGTCGGCGGACAGCTCCACGACGCAGAAAAGCAGGTCGATGACGCGCAGTCGGAAGGCGCAGGGCTCCGAGCGGCGGATGCGATTCTCGGGTTGAACCAGACCTCGAGCACCCTGCCGAGCGAAGGGCAGCAGGAAGGGACGGTCGGCCCTGGCGGCAAGAAGGCCGCGCCGATCTCGCGCGTCGATGCGCTGGCGAAAGCCGAAGCGATCCCCGATCCGAAGCAGCGGAAGGCGGCTACGGAAGCGCTCATGGCGCACTACAACCAAGTCGACCGCCTCCAGCATCTCGACCGGCAGGACGCGATGTCGCAGGTGGTGCAGCAGATGGAAGCGCAGGGCGGACGACTGAACCGCGCGTCTCCCGCCTATCAGAAGCTCATCGGCCACCCGGAGGAAGAACAGATCCTCCACCGGCAGGACCAGATACTCCGCCCGCCGAAGGACCCCGGCGACGCGGACCTGTACCTGTCACACCTGAACCTCGCCCATCTCGCACCCGACGAGTTCGCGAAGCTCAACTTTTTGAAGAAGGACGGCGAGGGGCTGAACACGAGCCAGAAACGACAGCTCATCAACCTGCAACGCTCGACGGACCGCCACGACGAAGCAACGACTCGGCGCGACGCGGCAGCAGCCACGGCGCACGCCGTCCAGTCCGAGCAGTTGCGGTTCCAGCGCGAGAACGCCTTGCTCAAGGCGGCTGATATTCAAGACAAGGCCGAGCGCGACACCGAAGTCTCGCGGATCAAGCGGCACTTCAACGAATTGCAGGCGGCGCACAGCCTGACGGCGCCTCCTGCCGCGGCGAAGCCCACCGCACCGGCATCAACAGGAGACATCGACCTCCGCGATCCGACCGCGCCCTCGAACGATGCGCCTCTCCCGACGTTCAGCCTGACGCAGTCGCAGTTGGAGCGGATCGCGCGCGACCGGGTGCTTGGCAGCACGCGGTACGAGGAATACCTGAAGCACATGGGCGCGACGATCCCGGCCGTACTCCCCTCGCTGGCGCCGAAAGCCCCGTGACCGGCCCGCGCGTCGATGTACCGCAGGCCCCGCCCCTCTCGCGGGTCCTGTCGCCGGACGAGTTCGACCAGATGCAGTCGTTGCCTGGCTCCGCGGTGCAGAAGGTCACGGCGGACAAGACGACGACGGGCCTCTCGCGTGTGCTCTCCCCGGAGGAGTTCGATCACGCACAGTCGATGTCTGGCCCGGCGATCAAGGCGCTCCGCATCCCTGCCCTGCCGCCAATCGTCGCCGCCCCGAAGGACGCCGTCGCGCGCGTGGACCCGACGAAGATCGGCACGAAGTACAGCGACCAGGTGAAGAGCGTCGTCGCCAATCCGACGCTCCGCCACGCGCTCAACAGCGAAATCATCCCCGGCCTCGGGCCCGTCGCGATGCTCAGCGCGAGCGCGGACCTGCTCGACCAGTGGGCCACGTCCGCCGAGAAGGCTACGAAGCCAGATACGTGGACCGGCGAAGTCGTGCGGAACGTGGCGTCTCCGATGATGCATCATCCGTGGATGACGGCCGGCATGGTCGGCGCGACGATGATCCCGCTCGTTGGCCCGGTCGTCGCGGCGGCGATGGGCGGCGACATGGCCTCCAACGTGGCGCTCTACGGCTACCAGCGGCATCTCGAGAACACCGCCACCCCCGGAGCTCGCGCGATCATGGAAGCGGACCCGGAGCGCATCTCCGGGAAAGCGGCCGTCATCCAGGCGGCGATGCTCGCGGTCCTGCCGGCGTTGCATGCTGGGATCAAGGGCGTCAAGGCGCCCGACTTCGGCGCAGGGATGATGGAGGCCGGCGCGGCGGGGATTCGCGACCTGGGCGCCACGCCAGAAGCCAGCGCACGACTCGCCACCCCGCAAGGTGCGGAAGTATTGGGCTCCGCGGCCAGTACGCACGGACTGCCCGAGACGGCGAACCCGTACCCGCCTGAAACGCCGCTCGCGACGGCATGGAAAGAGGGCCACGCGAGCACCACCGAGCCCGCGCAACCAACGCCAGCCGAGGGAGCCCATACGCCAACCGGCGAGCCCGCGCCAGCGTCCGACGCGGTCGCAGCCGCCTCGGCACCAGCGCAGGCCGCCCCTACGGAAACCCGCACACCTGTCGCAATCGAAGTGTATCGCGGCGCGCCGACTGAACGTGGGCTGGCAGACAATCCGTCGACAGGCGGTGCCACTTTCGCGTCCACCGATCCGGCGACGGGTGCCGCCTACGCCAAGGAGGGCAGCGGAGGCGTCCTCCATAAGCTGACGGGAACGTTACAGCATCCATTGATCACAAGCTCGCTCGCAGAGTACCGCAAAGCGCTCGGCCTGCCCGAAGGATCGACCCAAGAGCAAGGCATCGCAGCGGCCCGCGCGGCTGGCTACGACGGGATCATCCACAACGATGGACGGCTCGTCGTCATCTTAGACAACAGCCGCGTCACCGCGGAAACAGTCGACCACACCACTGACCATCCATTTGGGCGGATCGAGCCGCAGGCTCCTGTTGTTGTGCAGCGTCCGCCAGCGCAGGCCGCGCCCCTCTCCCCCGTCGACGGCACCGGACCCGCAGCAACGCGCGGCGTATCTCGCTCCATCGAAGCGCGCGCCGTCGCCGCGAAGCTGACCGACACACTCGGCGAATTGCCCAAGTACCAGAAGGCCAACTTCGCCGAGCACGCCGACCGCGCGCTGCAATTCCTCGCGGACGACCCGGCGCGCGCGCGTGACGTTGCACTCGGCAACGCCCCGGCACCCGAAGGGCTGATCCCCGAAATGGTGTCGATCGCCGTCGAGAATCGCGCCATTCACGAGGGCGACGTTGCGACCCTCCGCGATCTGGCGACCAGCAAGCTCGCTGAGGAAGGAACAACGATGGGCCAGCGCATCGCCGCCTACGCCACGCGCGACCAAGAGTCCCCGGTCGCTGCGATCCAACATGTCGTCGATGTCCGTGCGCGCGCCGTCAAGAACGTGCCCAAGGCGACCGCAGACGTCGTCGCGACGATCCGGAAGCAGATCAGCGCCAGCGCGAAGAAGCCGAAGGACTGGAATGCGTTCATCGACTCGCTGAGGTGCTGAGCTAATGCCCGGATTCTGCCTGTTGCCGAAGCACGCCGACGCCTTCCGGGCGAAGGTCACGTCCGGAGAGTTGAACCCCGACGACCTGATGGCGATGACGAGCGCGGAGCGACACGCCACGTTCGCCGAGTTCCTCGGAGAAGCGAACGCGCGGCCGGTCAATGCGCTGTTCGAGTCGAAGCTTCTGCTCAAGCACCAGCAGGAGGGGATCATCACGTGGGCGCAGAAGGTCGCCGGGCTCAAGCCGGAGGTACAGCGCGACATCCTCGCCCGCGTACAGCGCATGGACCGCGTGCTCGAGCCGAAGGAGCTAGACGCTTTCCTCTCCGACTTGGCTCACCAGAAGCTCGGGTTCGGCGTCTCGATGGAAGAAGCCGGGCGCATCTCCGAACTGGCCAAGAACACGGCGGATGCCAAGGCGGCCATTGCCGACGGCGGCGATCGATTCGACTACGGGCGCGCGCGCGTTGAGTTCACCAACTACGTCTCCGGGCTCAAGAACGCCGCAGAACCGGGCATCGTTTCGGGCGCGCGCGAGGTCGTTGACCCCACGCTCTCCGCTGGAGATCGGGCGAGCGCGGCGGGGAAGGTGGCCGGACGACTGGTCAAGGCCGCGCCGGGGTTCGCCAAGTCGTTCAAGGCCACGCTCGACAACTCGGCGCTCTTTCGGCAGGGATGGAAAACGCTCTTCACGCATCCGTCGACCTGGGGCAAGAACGCAGCGCAATCGTTCGTGGACATCACCCACGTGCTCAAGGGGCACGAAGTACTGGACGCGGCCAACGCCGACATTCTCTCGCGCCCGAACGCGATCAACGGCCTGTATCAGAAGTCCGGGCTCGCGGTGGGCGTCACGGAAGAAGCCTATCCGAGTGCCTTTCCTGAGCGCATCCCCGGCATTGGCCGACTGTTCAAGGCCAGCGAGCAGACCTATACGGCCTTCCTCCGTCGGATGCGGGCGGACGTATTCGACTCCTACGTGACGCTCGCGCAGCACTCGGGCGTAGAACTCAGCGACCCGGCGCAGGCGGAGAGCATCGGGAAGCTCGTGAACAACCTCACGGGGCGCGGACACCTGGGCTCCAAGCTTGAGCCGGCGGCTGGCGTCATCAACGACGTGTTCTTCTCTGGGCGGAAGCTCAAGAGCGACATTGATTTCCTGACCGCACATGCGCTCCAAGAAGGGGTGACGCCATTCGTGCGGAAACAGGCGGCGTTGAACTTGTTCAAGGTCGTCGGTGGCACAGCGGGTATCCTGGCGATTGCGGACGCCGTCTCGCCGGGCTCGGTCGACTATGACCCGCGCAGCTCCAACTTCGGGAAGATCAAGGTGGGGAACACGCGGTTCGACGTGACGGGCGGCATGGGGTCCCTCGTCACGCTCGCCGCACGGCTCGCGACGCATGCGACCAAGTCGTCGACCTCGGGCAAGGTCACGCAACTGAATTCGGGCGACTTCGGCAGCAAGACGATGTTCGACGTTGGGGTCGACTTCTTCACGAACAAGCTCTCGCCGACCGCCTCAGTGGTGAAGGATCTGATGAAGGGGCAGGATTTTAGCGGCAACCCGATCACGGTGCAGAACGAAGCCGTGAACATGTTTGCCCCGCTGCCCTTCACGACCTACCAGGAACTCGCCAACGACCCGCACTCAGCCAACATCCTCGCGGCCATGATTGCGGACGGCCTTGGCGTCTCCGTGAACGACTACGGTCCGCCGAAGAAGCACAAGAAGAAGGGCCACCACTGATGCCGCGCGATCCGTGGGGATCCGGCGATGCGTCGCACCGCACCAAGATGGAGCGGGCGGCCACGGAGATCATCCGGCGCACCAAGCTCGAAGCGAGGAACGATCCGAACTTCGTCCCGCCCCCGGACGCCGTGTCCAACCTGCTCGCCGCCAAGCGCTACATCGTCGCGCCGCCGCTCACGCCGCCCGGTCCCGACGATGCGAATAGCGTCCTCGCCGTCAAGACCTACGCACGCACGGGCCAGCAGGCGCAGCCCGGCCTCTTGATCGCGCCGCACATGATCTCCCCTGTGGTCGATGCGGGGACGCTGACCATGAACGACGCGATCGTGTACGCTGGGTCCGCGACACCGCCGGCCACGACGGTTGCCTACGTCACGGGCGATAGCGGGGATCTCCTCGCGAACGTGCCAGCCGGGAGCAAGCACTCGTTCACCGTCCACGGCGTCGAGATCGTGCGCGTCGTCGCGGCTGGCCTCGCGCTCGCCGTGGGGAAGTTGTTCGGCACCGCGGCGAACCTCACCATCAGCAACGCCGCTGGAACACAGGACAACGTCGTGGTCGACGACGCGACCGGCGACATGACCGTGTTCGGCGCGGTGACGGCTCCGACCTTCATCGGCGACCTCTCCGGCAATGCCGCGACCGCGACGGCCTTCTCCGGCGCCCCGGCCAACGTCACCGGCTCCCGCGGCGGCAATGTGGCGCTCGCATCGCTCTTGTCGGCGCTCGCCGGTCAGGGGCTCATCACTGACAGCACGACACCATGAGGCGTTCGTAAATGGCGACCTACTCTCCCGCCGATCTCACCGGCTCCCCGTCCGGCCTGCCCATCCCCGTCGCGGCAACGGCCACACCGGGCACGCTCATTCACACCGCCGTCGATGGCCTGTCCGCGCGCGACAACCTCTACCTCTGGGCGGCGAACGTCACCAACGCCCCGGCGACGCTCACGGTCGAGTGGGGCAGCGCCGCGAATCCAGGCGGCCACCTCGTGCATCAATTCTCGTTGCCGGCGAACTGTCCGCCGATTGTCATCGCGAGCGGCCAGCGGGTCAACAACGGGCTCGTGATCGCTGCCTACTCGAGCGTCGCGAACGCCATCAACATCACAGGGGAAGTCGACCGCATCTCGTAGTCGCTGGGCCGTTCCACTGCTCCACCACAAGGCGCCTCTCCGGGGCGCCTTTGTCGTTGCTGCCTCTTCCTAGAGACCGAGGAACACCATGACCGTCACCAATCCGCGCAGCCGAAACGACTACGTCGGGTCGGGCACCGTGGGGCCGTTTGCGTACACCTTCCGCGTGCGGAATGCGACCGACATCGCGGTCACCACCCGCAACACGACGACGGGCCTGGAGACGACCTACAGCTATCCCGGCGACTTCACCGTCTCCGGGGTCGGCAACGGCTCGGGCGGGTCCGTCACCATGACGCAGCTCGTCGCGAGCGGGGATACGCTGACCATCCGCCGGGCGAAGCCGATCCTGCAACCGACCTCGCTCCGGAACCTCGGCACCTACCACGCCTCGTCGCACGAAGACGCTTTGGACGATGGCGTCATGATCGACCAGCAGCAGGAAGACACGCTGGGCCGGTCGGTGCGCTTGCCGGTGTCGATCGATCCCGCCGTGTTCGACGCGACCCTCCCAGCCAATCTCGCGCCCGGTGACGCGCTGGTCGTCAATCAGGCCGGGACCGGGTTCAGCCCGACGACCCTCTCTGCGGCGCAGCTCTCCGTTTGGAGCGCGGCGCACAATTCGGTCCTCGACACGTTCCTCTCCTCGGCGGGGTTCACGCCGGGCGTCTCGACGCAGCTCAGCTTGAGCGCCGTCCCGGGGAATGCGGCGAACATCGCCATCATCCGCCGCACGAGCGGGGCGAACGTCGCCTACATGCACGACGAGTTTTCCGTCGTCGGCCAGACCCTCACGTTCACCGCGCCGATCCCGACCGGGACGACGCGCGTTGAGGTGCGGTACTTCTACACCTATCAGGTCAACACCGTCGATTCCGGCAACGCGACATGGAACGCAACCGGCACGGGGGCGATCTCGCGCAGCGTCCGGGACCGCCTCCGGGAGTCGATCAGCATTGCCGACTACGGCGCCCGGGCAGACAACGACGACAATACGGCGTTCATCCAGGACACCGCCGATGCGATCGAGGCGGAAGGCCGGTCGACGATGCTGGTCCCCTCGGGCCGGTTCATCCTCTCGCATCTCGACGTCGGGTTCAGCGGCCTCACGATCCAAGGCCAAGGCCGGAACTCGCAGTTCAAGCAGTTGATCGGCAGCACGGCCCGGTATCCCGAAGGCGACGCGCTGATCGCCGTCAACCTCGTGGATGCCGATTCAGACGACGATGTCGAGAACAACCTGCGCGGCTTCACCATGCAGGACCTGTTGCTCGAGGGGAACTCGGTGGAAACCGGGTTCAACGAAATCTTCGCACTCATCGGGCTCCAGGCCGTCTCAGAAGTCCTGCTCGAGCGGATGAAGCTGATCGCGCCGCAGGGGGATGGCATCGCCTTCTACTCCGGCGTCCTCGCCGCGGCGGAGAAGCACAACGAGGACCTCACGATGCGGAAGCTCCGCATCGATGGGGTGAACTACGAGAACCGGAATGGGATCTCGATCTACGACGCCGACGGGGCGCTGATCGACGACTGTTCCTTCCGGCGGCTCACGAAGAGCTCGATGCCAGGGGCGATCGATCTGGAGCCGCGACTGGCCGACTACGGCATCCTGCGGAACGTCGCGGTCAAGAAGAGCAACTTCAAGGACATCGGCGTCGGCGGCCTGAAGCCTGGCGTCATCATGTACCTCTTCAATACGGCGACCTGTACGACGCCGCGCCAGAACATCAGCGTCGAAGGATCAGGCTTCATGCGGTGCGGGGGTGGCGTGCGGATGCTCGCGGCCGATGCGCCGGCAGGCACCGGATCGTCGAGCGCCACAACGAGCCCGCACAACGTCATCATCCGCGGCAACAGCTTCTACGACCGGAAAGATGACATCGTCTTTCAGGGCTTGCGGAAGGTGCTGTTCGAGAAGAACACCGACGAAAATTCCGACTTCGGGATCGAGGTCGGCACCGGCTCGAACCGCGTCTACGACTTCACCTCGCGAGACAACACGCTCAAGGAGATCGCGCAGCAGAAGACGGGCGGGTATGCATACCTACTGAATCTCGTGGACGGGTTCAAGTCGAAAGACGACACGTTCATCAACATCGGTCGCGCCGATGGGACGGCCGGCGCGTGCATCGGCTTCGGGGGCGGCGGCTCCCTGGCCGCCCGGAACATCGTGACGGAGGACGACAATGTCGTCTCGTCCAACGCCCGCACGAAGGTGTTCTTCGAGGGGGCGGGCTCTGGCCCCTCAACGCTCGACATCACGACCGTGCGGCACAAGGGCCGGACGACCATCGACAACAACTCGGGCACTGGGGCAGCAGTGTTCTCCGCGCTCGAGGCACGCTTCGGACGGACGGATGACGCGGGAGTGCACACGCTGGATTCCTACGCGCTGACGAGCGTGCCGAACGATTTCCCGATCGGCGGTACGTCGTTCTCGCATTCGACCGGCACCGGCCCCGGCGGCCAGACGCAGGGCGTGATCGAGACGCTCATTTTCCCGCGCCAAACGGGGGTGAGCTTCGCGGGCAGCTATCAGCGGTATGCCTCGATCGGCTACGCCCCGGACACGTACTACACGCGCCAGAGCTCGGCGGACGGCACGGGCTGGACCTCGTGGACCTTCCACCCCGGCTTTGCAGCGCCCGCGACGGCGATCACGACCCCGACCGCACCGAGCGGCGGCTACGTGCAAGCGGAAGCGGTCAGTGCGAAGGCGGCGATCGACAATATCCGGCTCGCGCTGATCGCCGCGAAGATCACCGCATGACGCCTCCTGCGCGCGGCCCGCAGCGACGGGAAGACGACTTCGATCGCGACGTGAGCCGGTGGGCAGCCATGATGCTCCTCCACCGGGGCAAGATCATGACGGCGCTCTCGGCGCTCGGCCTGGTCATCGGCTGGGTCATCGCGACGGCCGGCTACCGGTACGTCGGCCCGCCGCACGACATCCAGGAATTGCGCGCCGACATGGCGAAGCGCGACACGGCGTTGACGCTGCGCGCGGTCCGGCTCGAGGAAGCGAAGCAGCAACAACTCTCGCGCATCGAAGCGTTGGAATCGTCGTCGCATTTCCAAGTCTATCTGAGCTGCGTGCTGTTCCGGCGCATTGATCCGGGCGGCACACCGCTCGAGTGTGGCCCCATCATCCAAGGCGGACCCAAGCAATGAGATACCTGACGACCTTTCTTCGCGCCGTGCTGGGCCTCGCGCTCATCGCGGCGGCGGGCGACTTCTTCTATCAGGAGTACCACAACCCCGCGCGCTCCATGATGCTGCTCGCCTTCTTCGGCGCCGCGATGGCGCTCGGGGCGCTGATCGTGCCAGGCTTCGACCACGCGATCGAGGACGGCTCGCAGAAGGGATTCAAGCTCTTCTCCCTCGGGCGGCGCGCGTATGACGGCAAGGCGCTCGTGCCCGAGGTGGAGATCCCCGCCCCGCTCCCGCCGACCGGGCCCGTCGCATGAGCGCGAGCCTGAGCACGATCGCGCGGCGCTTCTCGTTCGTTCGCGAAGTCGGCGGGGCGAACGTCGGCGCCTGGGTCACCTTCTTTCAGAGATGGTGCGGCGGCACGCCCGGCGACTCGTGGTGCTGCGACTTCGCCTCGCTCGTCGAGGATGTGGCGTATGAAGGCAAGGCGCCGACGAAGCGCACCGGCTCGTGTCAGGAGAAGCTGGACGACGCGCGCAAGAAGGGCTATGTCGTGCAGGCCCCCGCGATCGACGATCTCTATTTCTACGTGAACGACGCGGGCCATGCCCATCACATCGGGATCGTCTCGAACGTCTCGCCGCTCTCTGGCATTGCTGGGAACACGTCGAGCGACGGGGTAAGCTCAAACGGGGATGGAGTGTATGAGCACGCGCTGAACGTTTCGGCGCCGCACATCATCTTCGTGCGGCTCCCGTGAGCGCGGCCGCGGTGTGGATCGCCTTCCACCTCAAGCGCATCCCGCTATGGGTGTGGCCCGTGGCCCTCGGCGTGGTGGTGCTCCTCGGCGGCCTCGCAATGGCAGAACGGCTCGGCGCCCTTCGCGAGCGGGCGAAGGTGCTCGACGCCAAGATCGTCCACGACTCCGTGATCGTCGTTCGCCTCGACACGGTCGTGCAGCACGACACGATCCGGCTGCGGGGCGCGCTCGCTCACTACGACACCGTGCGCGATGCCGTGAACATTCACGACACCGTCGCCGTGGTGCGCTTCATCGAAGCGGCTGACTCCGCAGTGCATTCCTGCCGAGAGACAGTCGCCGCGTTCACGCTCTCTTGCGCGATGAAGGACACGCTGCTTTCCGACCTTCGCGCGCGCCTCGCGCTGCAAGTCCCGCCCTCCGTGAAGCCGCGTTCGCTCTCGCTCGGCATCTCGGCGGGCTACGGCGCCACGTTCCACGGCGGCGCGATCGTCACCGGCCCGTCGGTGACGGCGGGCCTCGTCTGGCATCCCTTCTAGGAGCGTCTGTATGCTGTCCCTCTTGCTCGCCGCAGCGTTCTCCGTCTCGTGCCCGCAGCTTCAATGCAGTTTCGATGCGTCGAGCTCGAGCGGCGCTGTTTCCTACCGATGGGATTGGGGCAACGGCCGCCCGGCCGAGATCCGCACCGCACCGACGAACAAGAACACCTACGCCACGCAGGGCGTCTACAAGGTGACGCTGACGGTCACGGATGCGAGCGGCGCAACCGCCAGCGTGGCGAAGTGGATCGTCGTGCCGAGCCTCACGGATGGCTCCGTGCCCCCGCCGAGCGTCGGTCGCGTCGATACCATCGTGGTGCAGAGCCCTCCGCTGCCGCCGGTTCACGACACCGTGACGGTGCAGCTCCCTGCCCCGCCCGCGATCCATGACACGATCACCGTCCACGACTCGAGCTACACCGGCATCCCACCCGGCGTGACCATCGAGGACCCCCTAGGCGAGATGGGCATCCGGTTCGGCACCGCGTACCTGGGGCGGCTGGTCATGCAGCCAGACGGCCAGTGGCAAGCCGTCCGCTACACACAGCAGGTGTCGATGAAGGTCCAGGGCGTCTACGCGAGCCCGGTGGAGGCCATCGTGGCGCTGCTCAACAAGCCCCATCCCGGCTTCATCCCGTGATCCGCTCGCACTTCGACGACCCGATCTACCTCCACCGCGCAGCCAGGTGGGCGCTGTGTGTGGGATGGATCCGACTCCACCCCGATCACCGGGAGGGACTCATCCCAGAGACCGCACGGCCAACTGACTGCCAGGAAGGCGAGCCGAACGCCCCGATACCCTGCGTGGGGCGTTCGCGCTCGGTCACCTCGGCCTCGATCCGCTCCGCCAGCTCGTCCTGCACGTAGGGCGGGAGTCGGTCTGCGGCGAGAAACGCCGCGCGTAGCTTCTCCGTCATGGCTGGCCTCTCGGTCAGGATGACTGGTAATGTATACAATCCGTGGGCCAGCGCTACCGTTGGTCCTCGATCTCGCCACGGAGCGCCGCCGCGTCGGAGTCCGGGAGTCGGCCCCAGAACGGCGCCGTGGGCCAGCCGGTGCCACCCCGATGCGACACCGCGAAGTCTGCGGCGATATGCTCGGGCGTCGGTTCGCGGCGGTCTGGGTGGATCGGCGTGAAGCGGTGCGGGCCGCCCTTCCGGACGTTGAACAGCCGCGTTGACGCGTTGGGCTCGGGCGGGTTTGTGCAGTAGAGCGTCCCGCCGCGCGTGGCCGCATCGAGCACGCGGTAGACGGTGCCATCCGGGCCGGTGAAGTAGACCGCTGGCCGGCGAGAGCGGATGTAGCGGTAGAGCATGGCCCCTCAGATCGGGCAGTCTACGACGGTGACGGGAATGGCTTCGTAGTCGATGCCGCCGCCCGAATTCTTGAAGATCGCAAGGTAGAGACTCCCCCGCAGACCTTTGAGCAAGAGCGTCGTCTGGCCCGTCGCTCGCGGGGCTGGGTCCTCGGAGACTAGGCAGACCGCCGGCCCCGCGGCCCGGCTCCGAAACCGGACAACCATGCGCGTGCCGTCTCCGTCGTACTCATCGAGCGGCTTGATGTTCTCGATCCGCCCGACATCGCTGACCGTGAGCCCCGCAATGTCGCGCCCGCGCGCATGCGAGACGCTTTGCGCCTGGGCCGTGAGGGGGTCGCACGCGCCCATGAGTGCGACGCCGACCGCGAGCCCGAGGGCGGAGGCGAGAGAAGGACGCATAGCCCTGTCTACTGGCGCGTGCGCCCGAGGCGGCCCTGCAAATCACCATACGTGTCCTTGAGGAGCGCACTATCGAACCCGTCCCACCACTGGCCGTCGTTGAACCACTGCGCCTCTGACTTCACCTGAAGGACGGACCAGCCTTGGTTGTACTTCGCGACGACGCGACTCCGGTAGGTTTCTGACCGCGCCCGCCCGTCGATGGAGACGAACTTCCAACTCGTGCGGAGATAGCCGCTTTCCTTGTCGAGCACTTCAAGGTCGTACTTCGTTGAGAGCGCGTCCACGAGGATAGACCAGGTGCGCGCCTTGTCCTGCTGAAGATCCTTGTCCACGTCGATGGACCGCCACGTTCCGGCCTCGTTGGCGCTCCGGACGAACTGCGGAGGTGCGCCAGTACGGCACGCGGCGACGGCGAGCAAGAGGACCAATGACAGTCTGTATTTCATCTCGTTCCTTCCTGAATGATTGGTGGGTCAAACTGTCCACTGGCGGGCGAAACGCCCCAGTCTGTATACTCGGCGCACCCGAAGAGACGCCGATTCCCTGTTACAACGAGCGTTTGCGTACAGGTGAACCGGGGTGTATGATCTCCGCCCGCCTGAAATCCAAGTGTTTCTTAAGGTTTGCGGTCCAACCTGCCCAGGGAGTACGCGACGATGCTGTCTCCGTTCGCGCTCGATCAGATAGAACCCACAGGCGATGAACCCCCGTGCGACTGTGTTGTTTCCTATCCGCACAACACTGCCGATACGGTCGTTCTCGTGAGCTACGACCGCTGCGGTGATGTCTACGAGGCAGTCCTTACGAAGTATTGGCGAGTGACAAAACGCCTCACGGAATTGATGCTCAGTCGCGCACGAGATGAGCGCCCTCCACTGAAGCTGATCTAGCTCTCTTTCGCTGCATTCTCTCCCCGCCCAGCGACGACAGTCCCAGGCTTCATCGGCATATAGCGCGGATCAGACGCCTTTATTGGATTGCCGCGCCGCGCTGCAATCCAATCCCAAAACAGCGTGGGCAGCGGCGCAACGCCCCCCTCCTGGCCCGAGAGCCACTCGAACGATACGCCCAGCGCCTTCGCCAGCGGCGCGAGTTCCCGATGACCGGGCGGGGTTTCGTCGCTCTCTTTCCATTTCGAAAACCACGACTGCGTGACGCCTGCGCGCTTCCATAGCGCAGTGTCGGAATCCTCGATGGCCACGTCCGTGAGCTGACGTATCCATCGCGCATACAAAAGCCGCTCCCAGTAGACCGCCGATGGTGCCAATGGCGGCTTTTTTATGCCCACAACTCTATCCTTGACATATGCCGTCCGTGGTATTTTATTACGCTCGTAGTCGGGAAGTATTAGATAAATCTTCCCGAAACCTTCTGGCCTTCGACGGGAATCGCGAAACATGGGACTTTCGACCGCTGAGCGGAAGCACCTGATGCCATACGGGGCGCAGCGCGAGATCGCGCGGGAGAAGGGCGTCACGGAGGGCTACGTCTCCGAAGCGATGAACGACCTGCTTCGCCCGAAGACTGCGGAAGGAAAGAAGAGGTTGCGGGGAGTGCAGGTCGCGATTGCCCGGAAGCTGGGAACGACGGTGGATGAGGCGTTCCCGCAGGCGCATCAGGAGGGCTCGCCGTCACTGGCGCGAGCCTCCTGAGCTGGTCGAGGACCACTGGCAGGACCTCACGCAGGGGCGTGAGACGCGAGACGGGATAACGCATCTCGCGGGCAGTGATGAGGAGCAGGACGCATGGCGAAGCCGCTGTGCTAGAGGAGAACGAACTGATGGGCCCCGGTAGAGGCGGGGGAATAATGGACCAGAGTGATGGAAAGAATCTGGGCAAGCTGTCGATCAGCGATGGCGGTCGCGCGGGGGAACGTCGCGCCAGTGCCGACGTGCAGATCGAGCGTGCCTTCCGCGAGCTGTTCTTCGCGATGCGCGGCAAGGATGGGAAGTCGATCAACAAGAACTTCCGCAACGTGGCGCGGGGCGAGACGAAGCTCATTTGCGCGTACAAGCGGCGCATCAAGGAACTGAAAGCAGCACGGAACGACGCGCACAACTATCCGCTGGCGAAAGCGAGTGTGCGTGAGATCGACATCTGGGTCGACGATCTGTTCGGCCGGCGCACTCCAGGCGCGAACAAACCCGCAGCCTAGTAAGCGAAAAGCGGCGAGCGCCGGGACGGGCACTCAACCGCTTCTCTGACACCACGAGTTAGAGGCCCGTGATGCTGGAGAGAAATGTAACCCCTGCCTCGCACGAGAGCCTAGACATCATGTTGCAAGCCTTGTTGTGCTTCATCGGTCTGCATCCGCCCAAGGATGTGCTCGTCGGCGCGCCGTTCACTGACATGTACACGGGCGGCAAGCTGGTCGATGTGGTGTGCCGCCGTTGCGACCGCGAGTCCACGCAGGAGTACGTCCCGAAGGAGTGGAACGCGTGAGCGGCCCCGCGATGGTGCCAGCGCGCGAGGCGATACTGCGGGCACGCGAAGCGTTCAGGGCTGGCGTGGATGCGCTGCTCTTCGAGGTCGCCATTCCGAGCACGGATGCGATCGACACAGTGGCGACGGCCCTGCTCGCGAGCGCGGCGACCCGGTATCCGCTCCCGGTTGTGACCAAGCCGCGCATCGTCACCGACGAGAACGGGCGCCAGTGGCGGTGGACGCCGGAGCACGGTCTCGTCTTTCGCTCCTCCCCGCAGGGTGAATGGAAGTCGGTACAGACGACCGTCATCGTGGAGGGCGCGCGCAAGGCCGTCGCTGGGCTGCTCGGCTTCCCGACGGAAGAAGTCGAGGCCGACGCGTGAGCCCCTCCCTGACGCTCGACCGGGAGAGCGGGATGGCCCTGCTGCCCGCGCCGACCGACGAACAGAAGATCCAGGCGTTGCAGGATCAGGGCGCGCATCCCGACGACGCGGCGGCCATCGTGGGCGGCTACTACGAATGCGTCTGTAATCGTGAAGCGTATCGGTGCCCGAGCTGCCGCGCGGCGGTGTCCCAGTGAGCTTCGTCTATACCATCGTGGACCTTCCGCCCGTCTGGCCGGGGAAGCGCACCACACGTCATAAGACGGCGCCATTCAAGTCGCAGCACACGCGCACCGTCAAGGCGCTCGAGCGGGAGCTGCGCTATCTCGGTGCGCGCAAGATCGAGATCGCACTGTCGTTGCGGCGCGGGGCGATGGACCTCCGGCAAGACGGGATGCTCAAGGCGGATGCGCGGCCGGACGCGCCGGTGATCCTGTCCTTTCTGGACAACGAGGGACAGCGGCACGCCTATCCGTGCGACACGTTCGGCTGGTGGGAGGACAACCTGCACGCGATCGCCGTCGTGCTGGAAGATCTTCGGCGTGCGGAGCGGTACGGCGTGCAGTCCGCGCTCCTCCGCGCTGGCTTCAAGGCGCTGCCGAGTCAGACCACGGCGACGATCAGCACCTCACAGGCCGCCGCGACCATCGCGGAGTTGAGCGGGATGGCGGCGGCGTTCATCGAGTCCGACGCCTCGCAGGCGAAAGAGGCGGTGCGGACCGCGCTGCATCGCACGCACCCCGACCGCAACAACGGCGCGCGCTCGCAGTATGACCGCGTGGATGCCGCTCGAAAGGCGCTGAGCGCACACCATGGGGTGTCCCTGTGAGCGCCGCCGTGGAGCAGACCAGCGCGGACACGTTCACGGTCTCCATCCCCTGCCCGTTCGGACAGTCGGTGTGCGCGGCAGAGATCGAGGTCGAGTACGGCCCGCACGGCGCGTGGACGCTGAAGGCTACGGAGTGCCCCGGCTGTCTCCGGAAGTTCGATACGGCGTTCGAGCGCGCGGTAATTCGGGACGCCGCGGAGCAGGTGTTCGACCAGTGGGACGCGCGGAGGGCGGCATGAGCGCGCCGCATTCCGTGCGACTGTATGACGAGGCGCTAGTCCCGCCTCTCGCGCTGGCGTCCGACAGCGTGCCCCATGATGGGCCAGCGAGGCACACCAGCTCGCATCGGGCGACCCTCTCTACGCAGGACGTGATCGAGGAGCGCCGCGTCGTGGACGAGTTCCTGGCCGAAGCAGAGGGCGAGCTGACGCCGGAGCTCGACGCGCTGCTCAACGACGCCAACGCGAAGGTCGAGGACAAGATCGAAGCGACCGCCCGGTTCGTGATGAGCGAGCGCGCGCGGGCGAAGGCGATGGAGGCGGAGATCGACCGACTCGCCACACGGCGCACGGCGGCACTCGCTCGAGCCGCCTACAACGAGGACGTGCGGATTCGCGCCCTACTCAACGCGCTCGGGGTGGAGAAGGTGAAGGGCGCGCTCGCCACCGTCCAGATACAGAAGAATCCGCCGTCGCTGATCGTGGATGCGACGCAGTGGGATGAACCGGCCGTGCGGGGCTTGGCCATGTCGAACCCGGCCTTCGTGTCGCACACACCGGAGACGTATCGCGTGAACAAGACCGCCATCCTGCGCGAGATCAAGCAGGGCGCCCCCGTCCCCGTTGGGATGACGGTGGTCGTCAACGACTCTGTGAGGACCCGATAGATGCGTAAGACACTCAGTGCCCTCGCTGATCCGTTCGAGCCGCGCGATGTGGAGTGGCGCGCGCAGTCGACGGGCAAGAAGGCCGACGGGACGCCGTGGATTCGCGTGCTGGCGTACATCGACAACCGCGCCATCATGGATCGGCTCGACGACGTGTGCGGGCCCGAGAACTGGCGCAACGAGTACGTGACGGGACCGGGCGGCGGCGTCCTCTGCGGGATTTCCATTCGCACCGAGGGCGGCGACTGGGTGACGAAGTGGGACGGGGCGGAGAACACCGACATCGAAGGCGTGAAGGGTGGCCTCTCCGGGGCGATGAAGCGGGCCGGCTATCAGTGGGGCATCGGCCGCTACCTCTACAACCTCGAGGAAGGGTTCGGCATCGTCTCCGCGAACGGGAAGCACTACGTCGCCGCGAAGGCCGACAAGCACGGCGGCGCGTTCAAGTGGGACGATCCGAAGCTCCCTGTATGGGCGCTCCCCGGTGGCTCGGGCAAGCCCGGCGTCGTCAGTCCCGCGCAGAACACCCGTGGCGAACAGGCGCGCGCCGTGCTCGCGACCGCGAAAGCATCGGTTGGCGTGAAGGCGGCGGCGGCGAACAACGTGAGTGCGGCCGACGTGAAGCTCCCTGGCACGAAAGCGCACCTCGACGGCCACGGCGGAAAGCGCGTCGGCGATGTCCCCACCGCTGCGCTGGAGGTCGCGATGCAGTCGCTCAAGACGATGGATCGCCCAGATCGTTACACCCACGTAGTTGAGGCCATCGGTGAAGTGCTCGCGGATCGCGCCGAGGCGGTCGTATGACGAAGGGCTACGTCATCCCCGCTCGCTACGGCGGCTTCATGAAGATGATCCTCGACAAGGCGATGCGGGACATCCAGCAGGACATCTTAGAGCCGGACAGCACCTCGGCGATCCCCTGCTTCGTGCGCGACGAGCGCAAGACGGGCATCGTCACGCTGACCCTGACGGACAACAAGCACGAGCCGGCGCTGGTCCACGAGCAGATCGTGCTCGAGCCGCTGAAGCAGTCTGCCTGACGTCCGCGCCGTCCACTCCCTGAGCAGAGCCGAGAGACCCGAACATGACGCAAATAGCAGTGAGAGAGAAGCCGATTCCGTTCAGCGGGCCGATGGTGCGCGCGATTCTGGACGGCAAGAAGACGCAGACGCGGCGGGTCGTGAAGCCGCAGCCGAGTATCGCGCCCGACCTGCTGCCGACTCGCGCCGAAGACATGCTGCCCGATGGCAGCTCGAAGAAGTTCTGCTTCACGATCGAGCGCGTGCCGGGCGTGACGCGGTATCTCGGCGGCAACCAATTCGCGCGCGAGTTCTCGCCCTACGGCCAGCCCGGAGAGCGGCTGTGGGTGCGTGAGACGTGGCAGCTTCTCCACATGTACCGTGATTGGGCGACAGGACAGGTTGACGATTGGACCGCGTGGGAAGGCAAGGTCCCCAAGGTTCGCCCCCCGGGGTACGTCACGGCCTTTGCCGGCGAACCGGGGTGGGGCTCGGATCGAGAGGAGCGCGGGTTCGGCTGGCGTCCGTCGATCTTCATGCAGCGGTGGGCCTCGCGCCTCTCGCTGGACATCACCGCCGTCCGGGTGGAGCGCGTGCAGGACATCAGCGAAGCCGATGCAGTGGCGGAAGGGGTCTATGAGGCATTCGCGGACGAACGCGAGGAAGCCTTCAGCGTTGCCCCTCCGGGCGAGTCCAGTTTCCCGACGGCGCGGCAGTACTACGAGCGCCTGTGGGACTCGCTCAACGCAAAGCGCGGCCACTCCTGGGACAGCAATCCGTGGGTGTGGGTCATCGAGTTCGCCCGTGTTCCCGAGGCCCCGAGCGCCGCATGAGGGAATCCGTCATTGCCGCCATGCGCCAGCTCGCGGAAGGCTGGCAGCAGGAAGCATCTACCCGCCGACGCGTGACGAAGATCGATCCCGCCGCGGACACGATGGAGCGCGATGCCTCCGAGCTCCTCGCCGAGCTCGCGCGCGTCGAGCACTCCACCCGCTTGCTCACGGTCGACGAGTACGCGAAGGAGTTCCACGCCGCGCCGACGTCCGTCCGTCGCTGGTGCCTCCGGGGCGAGCTCGCCGGCGCCGAGAAGAACGATGCTGGCGATTGGGAGATCCCCCGCTCGGCGCGCCGGCAGGCGCGGGTCGGGCGGCACCTGGACATGACCGGCTGATGGCCACGGCCCCCGGTGTCGTGGCGTGGACCCATGTCGAAGGCACCGGCGCGTCGCGCGTCGTGGTCTACGAGGACATGGCACGCGGCGGCATGCTCACGCTCCGCTGGTGGAATCCCGCGCGCAAGAACTGGCGGCGGAATGCGCTGGGGCGGACGCTCGTGCGGGACCGCCGCGGTCGCCTCGAGGAGTCGTCGACCGCATGGGCCATCCAGGAGGCGCGGCGCAAGTCGGTGGCGCTGGGCGATGGGCTCGACGAGCCGGCGCCTGGCGTCCCGGTGCGCGCCTTCACGGTCGGCCAGACGGAAGCGGCGATCACGGACGAGGAGACGGGGAAGTATCCGCACCCCTCGCCCATGCGGGCCGAGCTCGTGCGCGCCCTCCGCGCCGCTGTGCAGGTCTGGGGAAGCGACACGCCCTGGCACGCGGTCGACGACGGCGCGTGGGTTCGACTGATCCGCCGCCGGCTGGACGGCCTGCTCCGCCAGGGCAAGCAGGGCGTGCGGACGACGGAGATCACCGTTGCCCGCATTGCGACGGCGACGCGCTGGCTCCGCCGCAACAAGAAGATCGCCGCCGACGTCGGCCACGCCCCCGAGGATTGGAAGCAGGAGATCTTGACGTCGTGGCGCGGGCTCACCGGTGCGACGCGCGACCCGGTGCCCTTCCGCCCCCGGCACACGCTCGAGGAGCTCCGCCAACTGCTCGATAGCTGCTGGTTCGTGGATCCGCGACTCGGGCTGCTCGTGGCGATCGGTGCCGAGTATCGATTGGGCCAGATCGTCCGCGCGATGCGCTCCGACCTCGACGTCCAGGCGCGCACGTTCGTCGTCCACGGCCAGGGCAAGAAGGGGGGCGAGACGATCGACCTCACCGACGGCCAGATGCGCGCGGTGTTCACGGCCTTGGGCGGCTACCTCGATGACTGCGAGGACCGCTACCTCGCGGACGGCACGGACTACCCGCTCTTTCCCTCTGGACGGCTCGTTCGCCGCGCGCAGTTGCCGGGGCACCGGCAGACGCGCGACACGGAGCGCCTCGGGCGGCGTCGGCGTGGGCGCGTCCATCTCACGACGACGTGGATCATCAGGAATTTCCATCTCGCCGAAGATGCCGCGGGGATCGACCGCGTCCGCCTCCGAGGCGCCTATGGCCTCCGCCGGCAGAACGTCGACGCGGCCAACGCGCGCGGGATCAGTCCGCAGGGCTTGCAGGCGACGGGCGGGTGGAGCTCGCCGAAGATTCCGAACGAAGTGTATGCCGAACAGACCAACCGCCGGGGACGCGACGAAGCGAAGCGCGTCCGGGCACTCACGCGAGGGGAGTCATGACCGAAGCCAGCCCGAAGGCAGCGGCAAAACGTACACGCCGCGTACACAGAACGGAGAATGCGGGCCCTCGGCGTGTGGCCAAGAACCCGCATTTCCATAGCGGATCGGGTGAGATTCGAACTCACGGTACGCTTTCACGTACACACACTTTCCAGGCGTGCGCCTTAAACCACTCGGCCACCGATCCAGCAATACCACGCGCGCCGCCGTTGTTGCGGCGTCAATACCAAGCGCGCTGGCGGCGCGAACCGCCGATCCAGCGCGCTGCAGATTGTTCATGAATACCGACGGACAGGGTGAGATTCGAACTCACGATACCCTTGCGGGTACGCCGGTTTTCGAGACCGGTGCTTTCAACCACTCAGCCACCTGTCCAGGTAACGATCATAGGACAGCCGGTGAATTTAGGCCGGTGGCGAGTTGCTGTCAACGAACGGCCGCCCGCGGCGCGAGGCAAAAAACTCGCGCAGCAAAGCGCCCGCGTCCGCCGCACGGACGCCCGCCAAGACTTCCGGCCGATGGTTGAGACGCGGGTGGCGCAGCAGGTCTCCCACGGACCCCGCCATCCCCGCCTTGTCGTCCCACGCGCCGAACACGACGCGGTCGATCCGGGAGAGCACGAGCGCCCCCGCACACATCGCACAGGGCTCCAGCGTGACGTAGAGGGTGCACCCCTCCAGACGCCAGCTCCCCAACGCGGCGCTCGCCTCACGGATCGCGAGGGTCTCGGCATGCGCCGTGGGATCCTGATCGCGCAGCGTGCGGTTGTGCGCATGCGCGATCAGTTGCCCGTCCCGCACGATCACCGCACCGACCGGCACCTCGCCCGCCTCCTCCGCGAGCTGCGCCTCGGCAAGGGCCAGACGCATCCACCCCTCGTCGTCGGCTCGGCGCGAGCCGCCCGGAGCGTCCTCCACTACACCTCCGCCGCGACGGGCGCGTCTACCCGCTCGAAGGCGAGCGACTGCCCGGCGCCGGGCGTCACGATGATCGTGTCGCCTTCCTTGAAATCGCCTTCGAGCAAGCGCATCGCGAGCGGATTCTGGATCAGCCGCTGAATCGCGCGTTTGAGCGGGCGCGCGCCGAAGGCCGGATCGAACCCCTCCTTCGCCAACAGGCGCTTCGCCTCGGGGGTGACCTCGAGGGTGAGCTTGCGATCGGCGAGGAGCTTGTCGAACCGCTTGAGCTGCAACTCCACGATGTGCTCGATCTGCTCCATGGCCAGCGGCCGGAAGACGATGATGTCGTCGACGCGGTTGAGGAACTCGGGCTTGAAGTGGCCCTGCAAGGTCCGAGAGACTTCCTTCTCCACCTCGTCCCAATCGCCGCCCGCATGCTCGAGGATGTAGTGGCTTCCGATGTTCGACGTCATGATGATGACGGAGTTCCGGAAGTCGACGGTGCGGCCCTGCGAGTCGGTGAGGCGCCCGTCGTCGAGGATCTGGAGCAGAATGTTGAAGACGTCGGGATGCGCCTTCTCGATCTCGTCGAACAGGATGACGGAATACGGCCGGCGACGCACGGCCTCCGTGAGCTGCCCGCCCTCCTCGTAGCCGACGTATCCCGGCGGCGCACCGATGAGCCGGGACACGGCGTGCTTCTCCATGTACTCGGACATGTCGATGCGGACCATCGCGTGCTCGTCGTCGAACAGGTATTCGGCGAGCGCGCGCGCGGTCTCGGTCTTCCCCACGCCGGTGGGCCCGAGAAAGATGAACGAGCCGATGGGGCGATTGGGATCCTGGAGGCCGGCGCGCGAGCGGCGCACGGCATTGGCCACGGCTTCCACCGCCTCGTCCTGCCCGACGACGCGGCGCGCCAGCTCCTTGTCGAGCTTCGTCAACCGCTCACGCTCGCCCTCGAGCATGCGCGTCACGGGGATGCCGGTCCACTTCGCGACGACCTCCGCAATGTCCTCCGCGTCCACCTCTTCCTTGAGAAACTGCGGACGTCCGCCGACGCTCGCGAGCTTCGACTCGGCCTCCTTCATCGCGCGCTCGAGCTCCGGGATCCGGCCGTAGCTGATCTCCGCGGCCTTCGCGAGGTCGCCGGTGCGGGACGCCTTCTCCGCCTCCACGCGCGCCTGGTCGATCTGCTGCTTGATCTTGCCGACGGCGCCCAGGGTGTCCTTCTCCTGCTGCCACTGCGCTTTCATGGCCGAGGACTTCTCTTTCAGCTCGGCGAGCTCGCGCTCGATGATGTGGCGGCGCTCGGTGGAGGCCGCGTCCTTCTCTTTCTGCAGCGCCGTGCGCTCGATCTCGAGCTGCATGATGCGCCGCTCCACCTCGTCGATCTCCTGCGGCATGGAGCCGATCTCGATGCGCAGGCGCGACGCGGCCTCGTCGAGCAGATCGATGGCCTTGTCGGGGAGGAAGCGGTCGCCGATGTAGCGATGCGACAGCGTGGCGGCGGCGATCACGGCGCCGTCGGTGATGCGCACGCCGTGATGCGCCTCGTAGCGCTCCTTCAGCCCGCGGAGAATCGCGATGGTGTTCTCGACGCTCGGCTCGCCGACGTAGACCGGCTGGAAGCGCCGCTCGAGCGCGGCGTCCTTCTC